ATAAACTACTGTTCGGCGGGATCAATCCGGCCCCGCCAGAAGCGCGAATCGCAATGCTAAGCGAAGTAATCAAGGAGATGAAATGATTGATTTTGTAGAGCCTCACGTCCAGCTGATCGGGCACACTCAGTTGTCGAACGACCTGGTGCCTGGCGGGGTCATGAACAACCTCCAGATGGATCACCAGGACGGTGCCACCGACGCGGAGACCGTGATCGAGTACGCGGGACGGAGTTGCTACCGCTCCTTCCACCGACCGAATCCCGCCACCCGCGAGGTCTCGGACTACCTTGAGCGCACGCTGTTCGACCAGAAGCACTTCTCGATTGCAGAGCACGTCCAGATCACCGTCGAGGTTACCGGCGTTTCTCGAGCCTGGACGCACGAGATGGTTCGACACCGCGCATTCAAGTTCTCCCAGGAGTCGCAGCGCTTCATCGACATGGAGAACTTCGACGTGGTGCTTCCCCCGGCGATCCGGGACGACTGGTCCTTGGAGGCAGAGGTTGAGGAGGCCATGAACGGCGTGGCGGAGACTTACGGACGCATTGTCGAGGAGCTGCTGTCGCGAGGCAAGACCCGCAAGCAGGCACGAGAGGCCGCACGAGCCGTCTTGCCAAACGCAACCGCAACTGGTATTGTGATCTCAGGAGACATTCGGTCCTGGATTTTCATGCTGGACCGACGACTCCGACCGGACGCAGATGCCGAGTTCCAGGAGGTCGCCAAGCTCATGCTGGAGGCGATTACCCCAGTGGCACCGTCCATTTTCAATGAGTTTGCAAATCGAATCGAAAAGGAGATCAACAATGCGTAACAGCTTCAACCTCAACTCTCTGTTTACTATGGTCCGAGACTGGAACCAGCGTACCGGCCACATGCCGGACATTGCCGCAGAGGCCAACGCTCAGTGGTTCTTTGACGAGGAGTACCGCGACCGAGCGATGGATCTTCTGACCGAAGAGGTCGGAGAGATGAAGGCCGCGATTGACTCGATGGATCAAGTCGAGATGCTTGACGCGGCAGCCGACATCATCTTCGTGCTCGCCGGTATCATCGAGAAGGCGGGGTTGGGAGAGTACATGGACGAGGTTATGGACGAGGTTCTGGAGTCGAACGACTCGAAGATCTCCCCCTACGGCGAGGTCGTTCGAGATGCCAACGGCAAGATCGGCAAGCCGAGCACCTATCGTCCCCCGAACATCCCGGAGGCGATGCGCCGCGTTGACAACCGAGAGACAAACCGCCGATTCGCCTCTGCCTATCCGCCTCTGCCTAGATGAGCGACCAGAAAATCTGGTAGAATGTCTTACGTTGATATTCCATCTACGTAAGGAGAGATAATGGCTGGTCGCGGCGGTCGCAAGAAGAGACGACTCAACAAGCGAGGCAAGGGCAAGGGGATCGGTGGCGGCAAGTGGGGGCACGGATTTCGTCCCAAGAACGCTGTCGCTCGTCGCCTGAAGAACAAGACCTACCGCACGAAGGGGGTCAAGACGGGCAGAAAGAGAACTAGGAGACGCTAATTGCGCATTTGCAATTACTACACCGAGACCCCTCGATACCAGCGCTGTTCTAGCGCTGCTATCGAGGGTAGCTCGCATTGTGCCGAGCACCAACAGCCAACGCCGGTTCGCGCCGGAGAGTTGAACGACGCTGTGAAAAACAAGGTCAGAGAGCAGTACGGCAACGTCTGCGCTGAATGCGGCGCTCCTGCGAAGGAGGTAGACCACATCGTGCCGCTGGCGGAGTTCTCACCGGGCCAGAAGCATCTGGCTAATCTCATGAGTAACTTGCAACTCCTGTGCGAAAAGCACCACAAAAAGAAGACGGCAGAGCAACTTCGGGCTGAAGCCGAAAGGAACCTAAACAACACAAACTTTTACGACACTTCTACTTCGGCTAGAAACCGCAAGAAGAAGCGCCGCAGAGCACAAGGAATCTGGTACAAGTAATGGAAATCATTGTTCCCAAGCCGAACATGTTGGAGGACGGCACTGTAGACATTTGGCCCACGCTGGGGCCGCAGATTTGCAACTTCATTGAATCAAGATTCGTGTACGGACCAGGCTCCCTCAAGGGGGAGCCTTACGTGGTCAGAGACGATTTCCGGTACCTCCTGTACCGGCTCTACGAGCACTACCCGGAAGGGTACAAGGAGACCTACGGCACCGAGTCAAGAGATTTGTCGGGACGAAGAAGATTTCAAAAGGGAATTATTTCTCTTCCCAAGGGATCAGCTAAGACGGAGCTTATGGCAATCGTCGCATTGCTGGAACTGCACCCTGACGCGCCCATCCGGTTCGCTGGTTACGACCACGAGGCCGAAGGGGGTCTCGCGCCGGGCCGTTCGGTCATGTCGCCGTTCATCCCTCTGCTTGCCCCGACCCTGGAGCAGCTGAAGGACCTGGCGTATGGCGCAGCGATGGAGATCGTGAAGGACATTGACGATGCCCCGCTGTTCGACCCGAACAAAGAGCGAATCATGATTAACGGCGAGGGAGAGTCCAAGATCATTCCCGTCGCCGCGTCAGCGGGCCGACTGGACGGCCAGAAGCCGACCTTCCAGGGCATTGACGAGTCTCACCGCATGGTCGAGGACCGGCACATCGCCGCTGTCACGACCATCGAGAACAACCTCAAGAAGCGCTTTGCCGATGACCCCTGGCAGTTGTCCACGACTACCGCAGGCGATCCCAGTGAGCCGTCAATGGCGCTCCGAGAGTTCCAGTACGGAATGAAGATCGCAGAAGGCAAGATCAAGGACCCGACGACGTTCTTCTATCATCGCGCAACCAGCGATGAAAACGCCAAGTTTGATACGATGGAGAACCGAATCAAGGCGCTCAAGGAGGCATCCGGCCCGGAGGCAGCCAAGTTCCGAGATCTGTTCTCGGTGGCGAAGGAATGGGACGACGAGAACGCCGACCACTCCTACCTCGAGCGGGTTTGGTGCAACCGATGGGTTCAGTCCTCGACTTCGGCGTTCGACGCGAAGAAGTTCCGCGAACTCGGAGACGAGAGCCTCAAAATCGCTCCCGGCTCCACGATTGTTCTCGGATTTGACGGCGCGATCAGCGACGACTCGACAGCACTGGTGGCGACGGAAATCGAAACCGGCATTCAGAACCTCGTAGGCATCTGGGAGAAGCCGGAAGGCGCTACGCGCTGGCAAGTCCCGGTCGGAGAGGTTAACGCCGTCATGGAGGACATGTTCGAGTTCTACGACGTGCTCAAGTTGTACGCCGATCCCCCGTACTGGCAGGAGTCCATCTCTAAGTGGGCTGGACGCTGGGAGAAGAGGGTGGTAGAATGGCCGACCAGGAACGAAACGCACATTTACTACGCCCTCAGAGCGTACAGTGAAGCGATCAACATGGGAGAGGTAGGCCATGACAACAACCAAGCGCTGATTGACCATATCGCCGCGTCAGGAAAGAACCTTCTCAACAGATACGATGATGAAGGCAAGCAAAAGTACCGACTCGCAAAGCGTCAACGAGACAAGAAGATTGACGCGGCTATGGCGGCTGTTCTCAGTTGGCAAGCCAGACTTGACGCTCTCTCCGAGGGTGCTCAGGAAGAGGAGGAGCAATATGTACCAAGGAGGATTAGGTAGTGCTGAAGCTGATTACACCCGGCAAAGAGATTGACCAGGACGATGAGGGATACACCCCTGACTCGATTGCACTGGATCTGCTGGACGAACTAAAGGAAAGAATTGAGCCGCTGGAGGACTTCCGGGCCTATCTGGAAAACGCGCCTCTCGGCAACGCCGGAGACGTTGGGGAGCACCAGCAGTTCCCCGGCATCATGGAACTCCGCGAGATGTCGAAGAACAACTACGCGAAGTTGATCGTCTCCGCGACGACTGACCGACTGGGAATCCTGGGATTCCGCACCGGGGCCGCGAACGACGAGTTCGGTGACAAGCAGGCGACCGAGGCATTCGAGCGCGACGACATGGGAACTGGTGCCCCAGAAGCCATGTCGCTGGCGTGCGGGTACCGTACCGCTTACCTGTACGTTGACCCGCTCACGAAGCGGCAGCGCGTCGTCCCGCCGACCAACGGTGCGGTCGCGAGAGACGTGTCCGGCGAACCCGCGTCAGCGATTGTGCTGTTCCGCGACCGACTTCTTCACCGAGACGTAATGCACCTCTACATGCGGGACATTGACGAGGCTACCGGCGAAGCCGTGGGAAGCCCGTTCCTGTACGTCGCGGTTCGCGACATTCCGAACGAGAAGGCATTGCGCCGAAAGGGCCGGTTTGATACTCTTAAGGTGACCCGAAACGACTCGGAGGTTCCTCTGGACCGCAAGATCGCGACGGGATGGGTCTGGTGGAAGAGCCAGCGCTTGAGCATTAGCAAGGTTCCCGTCACGACGCTGAAGAACAAGGACGGTGAGAACGAGTTCGAGTCTCATACCGATGTGATCGACCGCCTCAACCACATGATCTTCCAGCGGGTTATCATCGCGACCATGCAGTCTTTCCGACAGCGTGCCGTGAGAGGTGACTTCCCGCTCAAGGGAGAAGACGGCAAGGAGATCGACTACGACGAGATGTTTGGTCTTGGCCCCGGTTCGCTGTGGCTTCTTCCGAAGGACTCGGAGATGTGGGAATCCACTCCTCCGCAGTTCCAGGACATCCTCTCCTCCGTCAAGGACGACACTCGAGACCTGGCTTCTTCGACCTACACCCCAATGTCGTACTTCTCTGACAGCGCCAACAACTCCGCCGAGGGTGCGGCGCTTCAGCGAGAGAACTACATCTCGAAGGTCAGCGACCGCCGACGCAGATTCGGCGCACGCTGGAAGCGCCACATCTCGATCCTCTTCGAGGTTCTAGGCGACACCGAGCGCTCCGACGAGGAGCAGATCGAGGTCATCTGGCAGCCTCTTCAGGTGGAGTCCCTGGCGCAGCGCGTTCAGGCGTTCTCGGCCCTTACGGGTAGCGGAATGTCTGCGAAGACGGCCATGCGCGAGGCCCTTGGCTTCACTCCGCAGGAGATCAAGCGGGCAATTGACGAGGGAACGCACGAACTCTTCGTCAAGCAGGCCCAGGCGATCTCCGAGGACACCGCGCTCAAGCGACGTTCCTTCGGCTCCGGCGGAGACAACGGCGGAGGAAACAACAATGGCGGCGGCGCTTCAGGCGGGCTTGCTGCCGCAGCGAATAGGGAGGCATAATGCCACTTTCCATTGACCATCTGCCACCGGCACCGTCAATCTACGATTACCCGATGGTCTACCCCGGACAGGAGCCGAACGAGGAGCAGCAGCAGCAGATGCGCATGGCGCAGATCGCCGGTATCGTTGCCGGTGTCGGTGCCGCGAAGGTCGCGATCATGGATACGATCTCGATCCAGTTGGCCGCTCTGCTCCGAGCGTCCGACCTCACAACGGAGGCGGGGATCGCTGCCTTCTCCAAGGCGGCTGCTCAGATCGTCAAGATCGGCATCGCTCGAGCCAAGGACCTCGCCTGGGGCGGGGTAGCGGCGAGAGCGCAACTGGTAGGGATTTCGTTCCCCAGCGAGTCCCCAGTTGACAATGAGATCCCACCGGAGTATCGTTACAGTCGCAGCACGCCCCTGGAGAAGGCTTACGCCAGACTGGCGGATGAGTACCAGGAGCAGATGCGAAAGACAAAGGACGATCCGGTCATTGCGGATCTGATCCGTCAATACGAGGAGCAGGGAAGGTCGCCTCTGCCAAGGCCGAGCGACCTCTCTTCTGACGCAATTAGGAGACCGACGAATGGGGAAGAAGGCTGGCAAAAAGCATTCCGCGAAGCGCAGAAAGAGCAGCGCGAAATTACGAGCCGAGCAATCGCACGCGAAGAGAGCCTCTCGGAGGAACGCGAGGCTCGAGATGCAGAGGCTCGAGAGAGAGCGGAAGCTCAAAGAGCGCTCCGAGAGGCACGGGCTAGTGCCGAAGATCGAGATTCAGATTCCGAAGGTGGATCTCGGTCGAGCAGTGGAGATTCCGAAACTGGAAGGTCTCGGAGCGGGCCTGGGGATGAGCGAGACGAGAAACTGGAGGAGTTTCGGCTCACCGACCTAGAGATCCACACCGTGATCGAGCGCTACGCGCAGCAGAAGGTCGAGGAACGAGCACAGCGGATGGTAGAGTCTGACATCCAGACGACCTACCGGAACACGCACGCCAACGCCATGAGAAAGGTCCCCAAGACCGTTCTCGGCTACCGGCGAGTGGTTCACCCGGAACTCAATGCCTCCGGTACGTCGTGCGGACTTTGCATTGTCGCTTCAACGATGGTATACTCTCGTTCCGATCTGCTTCCGATCCACGCGAGCTGCAAGTGCGAGGTCGTAGAGATCTACGAAATCAGCGGCGAACTCTTTGATCCAGGCAAGCAGATTAATGAGGAAGACCTTCGAGCCTTCTATCATGAGGCTGGGAAGTCAACTCACGGCTGGGATCTGAAGAGACAGAAGTACAAGGTGATCGACCACCCCGAGTACGGCCCGACACTGGTTAACGCAAACGATAAAAAGGCAACAGAAAACATTCCTTTTGAGGGAAGAAGGGTTAGTGTAGAATGAGCGTGAACAACGATAAGCTGGCGCAGATCTTTGCTCTTCTGCTGGACGACGGTTCGTCGGAGCAGCTGGAGCAGCAGGAGAAGCCGGAGCAGCAGGAGGAGAAGCAGCAGGAGCAGCAGCAGCCCTCCAAGGAGGAGTCGAAGGAGTCGAAGGAGAAGCCGAATGATGATTCCGAGGATGATTCCGAGGACGATTCTGGCTCCGGCGAAAAGTATGATAAGGTAGACGAAGAACTTCGCAAGAAGCTCAACGACCAGTTCACTAAGGTCGCAAGTTCTCACATCGTTTCCGAGACCTCTGGAATTGGTCTCGATAACGAGAACGTGAAGGAGTTGCTTCAGTTCGTGAACTATGATACGATGAAGAACGAGAATGGAGACCTTGACGAAGATAAGGCTTCTTCTCTTGTCACGGTCATCTCCAATATTTCCCTGAGAAAGCCTCCGAGTTCCGGCGCGAGCCAGAATCTCTCGCGCTCTCAGCGAGGTATGGGTAAGTACCTTAAGAATTAGAAGGAAAGGAAGTCCACATGACCTATAATGGTCTTTCCCCGAAGACTTACGGGGGTTTTGAGAGCGTCGAGGACAATCGGTGGAGAAAGAACCGCGAGGGCATGGGCTACTCCGGTCAGAACCTCACCCTTGTCATTGATGATGCCGCTAAGGCCGAAGGCGATCACCGTCTTGGCCGCTGGCTGAAGAGCGGAGTCCCGATTTACCGGGACGACGACAACAAGGGCCACATCTTCACGGCTGACGCTAAGACTGCCGGAAGCAAGATCGCTGGCTTCCTCCAGGGAGCCGTTGAGATTGCTGATCGAGACGGCGTTTTCTACGATCAGGTCTCGACCGTCGGCATTCAGACCGCTGGCGAGATTTACCCACAGTGGCTCCCCGTTGACGTTGCGGCTGAGGATATCCCGGCCCGATTCGGCGTTTCGCCGCTCTAAGATAGGAGAAAGTAAACTATGGCTAATTCTGGAAAGAATGTCAATAGAGATTATATTGAGCCGGAGGTTGCCGTCGAACTTTCCCGGCAGACCCTGGCGGAGTTCGAGCTGAACTCCGAAGAGTCGCTCGCTGCCTACCTGCCCTCTCTCGAGGTTGCAGATGTCGAGTACGAGATCGACCGGGCCGCGCAGGACAACGCGATTGTCGCGGCGAACTGGCGCTCCTTCGGTGGTGCCACCACGTCGGAGACCTGGGGACAGGGCGAGCGCGGTCGCGGTCGTCTGCTGCCCCTGGCGCGTAACTACGTCATTGACGAGTACCAGCGCCTGAAGCAGCGCAACGACGCTGTTGACGCTATCGGTCGAGAGGCTGCGTCTCTGGTTGAGCGCGGCACCAAGGCCATTGCCAAGCAGATTAACTACCAGCGTGGCAACGCGCTGGCTAACGGACAGGTCGAGATCCAGGGTTCCGGCGGTATGCGAGAGGTCGTTGACTTCGGTCGCCGTGCGGAGTTCGATACCACGGCTCCCAAGCTGTTCACCGATCCCGACAGCGATCCAATCGCTTACCTCGACACTCTGGTCGAGCAGTACGAGGATGTCAACGGGTTCCGTCCCGCTGAGATCATGATGTCCTCGAAGGTGAAGCGAGCGCTGTTCGTTCACCCGAAGGTCGTCCTTGGTGCCACTGGCAACGAGTTCAAGCAGCGTGCCACCAACTCCGAGGTTCAGAACCTTCTGGACGAGTTCGATCTCCCGCAGATCAAGCTCATCTCCCCGGCCAAGACCCGTTTCGACAACTTCGAGACCGGCGAGACCATCGACAAGTACAACCTTCCGCAGGATTCGATTCTGCTTACGGCTGGTGCTGGCGACCCCGCTGACCCGATGTCGTCCCTGTACGGTCGCACCTTCTGGGGCCAGACCGTTTCGGCTGAACTCCCCGAGTTCGGTCTGCGCGGCTCCAACCTCGACGTGCCTGGCATTGTCGCGGCGGTGTTCGAGGAGGGCTGGCCCTACAACATGGAGGTCATCGTGGACGCGCTGGCTATGCCGGTCGTCTTCTCCCCGGACTACACCCTCAAGGCCAAGGTGGTCTAATATGGGAAGGATCGTTAAGTACAATGTGTTTGTGCGTAAAGATCCTCCTTCCGGGCCGGTGACCGCTCTCCGAAAGGGAGACGAGGCCCCGGAATGGGCTGAGGCCCTTCTCGGAGATCACGTCTTCCAGGAGGCGGGAGAGGCCGAGACCCCTAAGCGGGCTTCTCGACCTCTCCCGACCCTTCCGAAGAAGGAGGAGAAGAAGCCCGAGCCGACCGTGGCCCCCGAACTCGGTGCTCACGTGTCCAAGTGGCGGAGTTTCGCCGCCAAGATCGGGATCGACGTTCCCAAGGGAACGGCCCGAGACGAGATTATCGAGATGGTTCGGGACAAGAATCCTGATCTGATCGTAGAGGACTAGGAGATAGCATGGCATTCAGCTTCGTCACCGTAGAAGAGGTGAAGCCCCTTATTAAGGGGAGTGTGACTGGTTGGCGAGAGGAACTTCTTGAGAAGACTCTCCAAAACATGTCCATCCGGCTGTCTGCTTGGTATCCCGGCCTTCGGGTCGCCTTTGACGAGGCCGACGAAGATTCTGATCTCGTCGGCCTCGTAAAGATCATGATCTCGGAAGTCGCTCGAAAGGTTGTTTCTAACCCGGACGGCATGTCTTCCGAGACCGCTGGGCCATACGCCTATTCTCGCTTTGACTCCGAGGATTACGCCAAGTCGATGTTTAACCGACAGGACTTGGCCTCCCTGGAACTTCTTCTCAATTCGGAGAAGAGCAAGAAGGCGAGAAAGGCAAATATGTATCTGGAGACCCTGCCAGCAGCACCTATGCCACGGCGGGGTAGGTACACAAATAGCAATCCGTGGAGGAGGCACTAATGCATTTTCCATATTCCCACGAGATTCGCGTGTATCGCAAGCCAAAAACTGACCCCTGGGGTCGAGTTGCCAAGACCGGCGAGGAGGCAAAGTACCCTCCGCTATTCGGAAGGGTCTACTCTCACTCGCTGGTTGAGGGAGGCACCATTGCTCCCCGTGTTGACGAGAAGTACAACAAGGCGGCTATCAACGCGCCGACAACGTACACCGGAGCCACGCTCTTCTGCAACGTGGAAGAAGATGTTTCTGACGGAGACCTCCTCTACATCGAGGACGAGTCGGGACGCAAGAAGGTGTACGAGGTCGAAGGCGTTGGTGATTCCGACTTTATTTCCCCATACTCCGGCTATCTCGGAGGAAAGGAAGTCTACGTAGGAAGGTACAGGCCAAAGAAGCAATGAGTAGCAAAGCACCCCCTTCATGGGACGTAATCTATAAGGGCAGCGCAAAGAACCGCATCCGCCACCTGGAAGCAGCGAGAACCAAGAGTCTCGTCTATTATGCCGACACCAAACGGACGGGTACGCTCATTCGGCATTCGCCAAGACTCAACGCCTACGTGAGAAAAACCGCTCACAGGGTAAGGAACGAACTCTCCAACACTATCCCTCTGGGAGACAACAGCAGCGACGGACACCTGAAATACCAGCTCTACGTTCGTCGCGGTCTCGGGCCAAACGGCAGAACGATCTACTACATTCAGTCTGCCGACAAGCACCCTCGAGGGGAAGGAAAGGGTTTTGCTATCGCTAACTCTGTCTCTGGTGCCAAGGGAACCCGACCAACTTGGGTGAAACAGACACTGAAGAGAATGGAGATTAAGAAGTAGATATGGTAGAATCAGATTATGACCTTCCCCCGGTGGAAGAGATTGCAGCAGAGATCCTTAAAGGGATCGTGAAGGACCACCAGATCGGTGTGATTCGACTTCAGGATTACGAAAACTTTCTGATGGAGATCAATTCCGACCTGGACGACCCGATGGACGTGGATGACGGGTACTTTGACTTCATCCTTCTGAAGCGGCGTGCAGGGTACCTGACAGATGCCTTCACGGACATTTCTGGACTAGACGTTGACGTTTGGGCCAGAGACCGAGACAGAGCCAACCGGATCATGAACGAAGTTACTAAGCGTATTGTCGCTTCTGAGTACAATACTTACTTGGGCTTCTTGATTGATTTCGCAACAGTTCTTAACGGGCCAGAGGATGACCAAGCAGTCATTACCGACGAGAGAACCGTAAGGAAGACCTTCGAGTTCCATATTAGAGTGAAGTGGAAGTAATACATGGCAGATACAGATAACACCGGGAACGACTTCCCGGACGACCCGGACAAGGATACCTTCCCAGACCCGGACATCAACGAGAACCCGGAGGAGCCTTCGGGAGAGCCTCTGGTTGCTCCCGACGATCCCCCGCTCGACAGCGGTTCGGACGATGGTGCTACAATGGACCCGGAGACCGAACCAGAAGCTGATCCCGAGCCTGATTCGGGATCTGAAACCTCCTTCGCACCTCTTGCGGAGGGGACTGAGAATGACAACTCGGAAGAGGGAGACCCTTCTTCCCCAGAGAATATTGGAGATAACAATATGGCTAACCCCGGCTCTACTACCGTCACCGACGATTTTACCGCTCTTCGCGGCGCTCAGGCCAAGCTGATCCGAAAGGCCCTTGGTGGCCTGATCCTGGTCGCTCCCGAGGACGCGGAGGTGCCAGAGAAGATCTTCACTGGCCCGAACACCTTTGCCGACTTCGC